CTGACACTGGTTATAGTGGGCGTAAGATAGGGAGAATTCAAACATTGGAGGCGGGAGTATATAGACCAGTTGTGATGGAATTTGAATCAGCAGATGCTAATCATATAACTACGTCAGTTGTAGGAAGTTTGACGCTTACTCAGCGCGCCCAACTTTATTGGTCGTTTGGCGCTCATCCTCGTATTTTGTGGGGTACTACTGCTCCTACTTCAGATACAAATTATGATGCAACAATAGTAACGGCGCGTAAGCCTGTAGTTGCTGCTATTACTGTTGCAAACACTACCACCGAGACTACGCTTGGTACGGCAAGTAATATATCGCGTAGAACATGGTTCAAAGATAGTGCTACTGTAAGAATGACAGCATGGGGGACCGTTCTAAAAAACAATGCTTCGACCGGCGATTTGGATTTCACGTTGTGGCCACAGGACGCTACCGCACCGGCCACGATCCGTGTTGTATTTCTTCAAGCATCGTTGGCTGATTCAGCTACACGATATTTTTGGAAGGCCGAAGGCATTATTAATGCCGTTTCGTCTGGCGTTTTGCAAAAAGGTTATTTGCGTGTTACAATTGCAACTGCGGGTGGTTCAGATGTGGTCACTCGTTCACAATACGAAACAGGATGGGCCGAAAATATGACTATGACTGATTGGACACTATCTTCATCTATATTATTTCGTACAAAATGGTCGGTGGCCCACGCGAACCTGTCGGTTATTTGTGAGAATGTCTTTTTTGAGGAAATCGCCTAAAATGCTTAATGATATGGGAAATGATAATGACTTGATTGATGCTTTGGCGTTGGTTGAAGCTGGGTGGGACCCAAATAATACCAAAATAACGGTTGAGGATGCCGTAATTGCTGTTGAGGCTATAACGGTCGAATTGGCTCAACTGCGTGCTGAAACTACTGTTGAAGCTGAAGAACAATTTTCGGTGCGGGCAATGCCAATTCGTTATGCTGGAGCGACTCCTAATACTGAAGCATTAGCTGCTTTAGCCACAATGAGTCGGGAAGATGGATTGGCTTTGTTGCCTGATGTTCTTGTTCAGGTTCATGGCGCTTTTGGTGCTAAATTTGATAAGGATGGAAATCCGACCCTTAGGGATCATTTTGGGCCTCCGGTTCCTGCGTCTGCAATGACAGGAACTATACTTGAAGGTAGGGGGCCATGCAATAAGGTTGCTTGGATAAATGCCAATAATCCATATTTTGAAGTTAAGTTAATTCAGGAGTTTGATCCTGCTGGTATTTGGTGGTGGGTTCAAATTCGTGATAGATTTACGGGCGCAATAGTGGGTGAAACTCGCGATGAATTATTAGGAAATCCTGAGTGGACATTGCGCGGGGCGATGGAATGTGAAGCCTGTGTTGATAATGTTCTAACTTTCCTTCTGGCCTGGACAGGCGCTTTAATTTCTTGAACTTGACTCCCCGCCGTGGTATAATCGGGTGGGCACCTCGGGATGGTTTCCGGGGGAATCACAAAATATTAAAATTGGGAGTGATAAATAATGCGTAAAGTAGGAGTTGTTTTAGGAGCTAGTGTAGCGGCATCCGTTGCATTGGCATTAGTAGGTGCATTTTATGGGTGGCTTGTGATGCTTGGTGTTGGCATCGGACATAGCATTTGGGGTTGGTCAACAATTGAATTCTTTCCATCGGCATGGGGGTTGGGCGTCATTTCGATATTCTTTCTTGGCGGTAGTTCAGCCGTAGCCCAGTCTAAGAAATAATTATATTTGATTTACAAATAATCTCAAAAATGATATCATGATTAAATGAAGGTTTGGATTGACCAGGACTTATGTACAGGCGACGGATTGTGTACCGAGATATGCCCCGACATATTTTATATGCACGATGACGGGCTTGCTTATGTCAAGAATATGGATGAGGATGCGACCGATCCGCCACGATTGCAAATGGCGACGGGATTAGCTGACGTATCCGAATCATTGGAGGCAGCCACAATTGAGTCTGCTGAGGAATGTCCCGGCGAATGTATCTTTATTGAAATTGAATGATGTTCTTGATGGAAAACGGGAGTAGATTGCGCTAAAAATCAATATATGCTATTCTAGATAACGAACCGGGCCTCACAAAAAGAGTGGACCGGGCGTGGAGGAAAAGACATGGCTCTTTATGCAGGTGCCACAGTTATTTACAAGACAGCTACAGGATTTGTTCCAGCCATTACAACGGCTCATTATACTGCGGGAGTGCAAGCCGATACGGCTGCAGCTTCTGTAGATACAGCCGATTTGGCTATTGTTGGCCTTAATGGCACCGGGACGTTTCTTGGTGGAGTAACTCGTTTTACGGGTACCACCACTTTTGCAGCTAGGAATGCAGTAACTACTGGTCAATATTACATTCCTACATAATAAATGTAGAGAATATAAGAATATATAACAAAACAGGCCTAGGCCTGTTTTGTTGTCTTATCTGGAAGTGTTTGATGAATCGTTCTTATGATGAGAGAAAGCATAATCGCCATTATAAAGGTATGAGACGTATTCGTGAAGATCGTGCCCAACATGGCAATGATCATAGTTGTCTTTGTTTTAAAACAAATGGATGGGGCAAAGTATTTTCTAGGTTTGCAGATAATCCTCAGGTATGCAGTAAGGAATGTTGTGGTAATCAGAGAAAATATGAGGGCCTAACTATACAGGAAGAAAAAGGGCCAAGTATTAATGACTGGCTTTGAATCCGCTCGATAAGAGCCTTAACGAAAGTGAATTAAAATGATTTGGGAATCATTTCTTGGGGTGTGGGCGCAAAGGGCCATGTTGTCTGGAGAGAAAGTTGATTTCTGTCCTATTGGATCAATGGCGCATATGGATGCTTTGCCAAGTGCAGCTATAAGACTAAAGGGTTTACAAATTTCACAAAAGACTTAGGGGAGGGATTGTGAGTACATTTTTAATAGATGGTGCTGAACTAACTGATGATGATCTTGGGACCTTAGCGCAACGTGTAGCCGATATTGTAAGTTTCAATGTTGTAGTTGGTATTCCAAAAAGTGGATTAAGATTTGCAGATAAATTAAGACAATTTTGTGATCCTCTCGCGAAACATACATTAGTTGTAGATGATATACTTACGGGAGCAGATTCTCTGTTACAGGAAATAAAGGTTCAGGAACAAATCGCTACAAAAGTAACGGGACTTGTCATTTTTGCCAAAGGCAAATGTCCTAAGAATGTTGTCCCCCTTTTTCAGGAAAATTTTAATAGTTTGATTAATTCAAATGGTGATATATAATATATTAATGCCTTGGTAGTTAAATGGTATAACAATAAGCTTGTAATTTATTATTGGGGGTTCGATTCCCTCCCGAGGCTCAATAAAAATTGCGCGAGGTCTTTTGCCGCGATATAATGATATTGAGCGATGTGTTAAAAAATTTTGTTTCGGCATAAAACGTTGAAAATGGTATAATAAATGATGACTCCGATTTCTGTGGCTGAATGTGATGATTGTGGGAAATTTTTAATTTTTGATCCCGAATCTATTTGTTTTTTTGTTCTTGGAGATACGATAACTGGTGTATGTGTTTGTTCATTTTGTGATGGCCCTGTTATTTGTGAGGTTGATGTGGAGATAGTACATTCTATAGTGAGCAAAGACGCTAAAATGTTTTCTTGGGAAACCGGAGAACAAATTCCCCTTAGCGATTTAAGACAGTAGATTGAAACGGTTAAGCTGGTTCACCTTGCCCGCGGGAACATTTATGGGTTATGGTTATTCTGCTGTATGTTTAATTCAAGCTTTGCAGAGACGTGAAATTATTGTTAACTTCTTGGACCCAAAGGCTTATGTACATATTTCTTTTGTTCAACCTGAATATTATCAAACTATTGATAATCAATATCGAATAGGTTATACACCATGGGAATCTACGGAAATTCCAATTGCGTGGGTAGACATGATGAAGGACCGAGATGAGATATGGACAACCTCTAAGTTCTGTCAAGATGTATACACTAGTTATAATATAGAATCTATCGTTATTCCTCATGGCATAGACCCAGAGACATATAAAATTTATGATAGAACGTGTAATAATAGATTTATATTTCTTCATATTGGTAGTCCGACTGAACGTAAAGGTTCTCAGTTAGTTGTTGATGCTTTTGTGAAATTATTTGGCAATAGAGATGATGTCGGCTTAGTGATGAAGTCTAGTGGGCCAACTAATGCCAGGTGGATTGATGGAGAAGAATATTATGGGAACGCTGGTAATCACCCACGCATCAATGTGATTGAGCATGATCTTGAATTAGAAGATATGGCGAAGTTGTATAATGCTGCACATTGTTGTGTATATCCTGGAAATGGAGAAGGCTTTGGGCTCATCCCATTTCAGGCTATTGCTACGGGGTTGCCAACTATTGTTACGGACTTAACAGGAACAGCAGATTTTGCTCATTATTCCATGCCCTTAAAAGCAACATGGGGGCCGGGGGAAGGAATACATCTAGGAGATTGGGCTATTCCTGATTTTGATCATCTATGTGAGTTGATGGAGCATGTGGTCAATAATTGGGAAGATGAAAAAAAGAAGGCCATGCATTCGGCCAATATTATTCATAATACTCAAACATGGGACCATGTAATTGATCAGATGATAAACTTGTTAGGAGAGAAGGTAGAACAGTATGCTGAAGGATGGGAAGATTAGTTGTATCTTAACGAGTTATAATAGACCCGTCTGGCTTGACCAGGCTATTCAGTCTGTTGTTGATCAGACATATGATAATTGGGAATTGTTAATTATGGATGATAATTCTTCTGATCCGCAAGTGGATAAAACTTTGGATGTTTATTCTACCCATAAAAAAATTAGAATATTTAAGTCTCATGTCCATTCGCTTGAAAGAATGGATGTATGTAGATATGCCTATTTAATTAACGAGGGCTTTAGAGCGGCATCTGGAAAATATATTACGTATTTAACAGACGATGATTATTATTTACCCAAAAGATTTGAAATTATGACCTCAAAGCTAGAGAGTGATTATTTTATTCATATTGTATACGGTTGGCAACAATTGCAATATGGGGATGACCCGCCTCACTCGGAGCGGGTTTATACAAGAGTATTAGATGATGCTTATGATATTGTAGATCATAATTCGGTGATGCACGATACAGAGCTTTTTAGGGAAGTTGGTGGATGGAATATTTCTTCAGAATATTGGAGAGGGGCCGATGGGATTTTCTGGAGAAAGTTAACTAATGCTGGATATAAATTTTATCCGGTGAATAAATTTACAGATGTCCATAGATTTCATGTTGGATCTGTAAGACATAAACTGTTGGAGCAGGGGTTGACAGACTTAAACTAAGATGATAGGACTAATAGTTCCCACAATATCTAAAACAACTTTGCCGGGAGCTATTCAATCTTTATATAATCAATCCAATCCGGATTGGAAGGTCATTGTTTGTGGAGATAGCCATATACCAGATTATCAATTTTTAGATGATAGGGTAAAAATTGTAGGTATACAACGTAAAGCTGAAGCTGGGTTGGTAAGAAATTATGGCGCACATTTATTAGATACGGAGTGGGTGGGATTTTTAGACGATGATGATGAACTATATCCCGAATATGTACAGACATTTTATGATAATCAAAAAGATACAGATGTATTAATTTATAAAATGATTAACTATGGTTCTATTATTCCTGATCAACCAATTATTCGCCATGGTCTTGTGGGGATTAGTTTTGCCCTAAAGAGAGAGATATTCTTGGATCATCCTTTTGATGGTCAGGGTGCGGGAGAGGATTATAGATTGTTATATACATTGGAAAAATTGGGGTATAAAATTAAATTTTTAGACTATGTTGGTTATCATGTTAGAAAGTATTTGGAGGATTAATGTTTGATGTAGTTGTTGTTTATCATTCAGAAACTAATTATCAGCAGCATCTGGTGGTTGTAGATAGACTTAGACAACATGCAGAGGGGCCATATAATTTATATGTTCACGATAATTCTCAGGACAATATAGGTTTTGGTCCAGCATGTAATATAGAAGTTGCTAAGGGTCACTATCCTTTTATTGCTTTGCTCAATCCAGATTGTTGGGTAGAAGGCCCATTTTTTGGAATAGTTCTAGATGTCTTTGCAGATCCAAGGATTAAGATTACTGGTGGAAATTTCAATAAGAACCCTGTGGAAATAAAAGATTGGGGATGTAAGGATTGGGTGTGCGGAGCGGCAATGTTTGTTCGCAGAGACTGGTGGAACGAAATGGGGGGATTTGACCCGCAGTTTGTGTGGAGCCATGAAGAAACTGATTTGATTCGTCGTAGCGAAACTGCTGGTGGTGTGGTAAAATCATTGGGGCCGGAAGAGTTGCCAATACTTCATTCGTCCCCCGCCATAGAGTCCCCGGAGGATTCTGCATATAAACAATATTGGATGGGAGAAGGAGCCCGACGTTTTCACGAAAAATGGAACCAAAAATAGCATTAATGGTGATTACCGATGGTAGATATGACTATTTACATCAAACCATGGAATCAGCTACTAAAAATTTAATAGATATCTTTTATACTAAAATTATGGTAGACGATAATCCTGTCGATGGATCTGACTCTTATTTAAGAAAACAATTTTCAGATTTTGAGGTGGTTCGTCAAGACAAGAAGTTGGGATTGGCGGGTGCAGTACAATTGGGTTGGTATAGTATTCCAGAAGAAGTAGATTATATTTTTCATCTTGAAGAAGATTTTATTTTTAATACAAAGATTAATCCGTATTGGTTGGTTTCTATTTTAGAATTGCATCCATATCTATCTCAAGTAATTTTGAAAAGACAGCCATGGAGCGCAGAAGAGATTGAGGCTGGTGGGTATATTGAGATGAATCCCCAATCTTATATTGATCATGACGATGGAACTGGATTGATTTGGTGGTTAGAGCATCGACTATTTTTCTCTTTAAATCCAGGGGTATATAGAAAGTCTATAACGAGAGATAGTTGGCCAAATGGCAACGAAGCGGAATTCACGGCTATTTTGAATGCCGATATGAACAATAGATTTGGCGTTTTTGGGAAACGCAATGACCCCCCTCGCATAACACATATTGGTGGGGCTAGAAGCCCAGATTGGAAACTCTAATGTATGATCAAACATTTTTTGACCAAATTAATGAAGGATCTATAAGATCAGCCCGTATAATTTTAAAAGAATTTTTTGACGGATTAGGATATATTCCAAACTCTATAGTTGATATAGGTTGTGGCGAAGGTGCTTGGCTCTATGTTGCTGAACAGATGGGAGTTTCGGATATTTTTGGATATGACGGATCTTACATAGATCCAGATAGATCATTAATTAGATCAGATCAATTCCTTCCTGCCGATCTTTCAAAATTGGGTTGGCCACATACAGAAGAAAAATTTGATATAGCCATTTCTTTGGAAGTTGCTGAACATCTTCCGGAATCAAGTGCTGATCATTTTGTAGAAATGTTATGTGAGTTTAGTGATATTATATTATTTTCTGCTGCCATTCCGGGTCAAGGTGGAGTTGGTCATATCAATGAACAGTGGCCGTCTTATTGGGTTAAAAAGTTTTGGAAGAGTGGATATTCCGGTACTGATTTATTGAGATGGATCATATGGGATAATCCAGATGTAGAAAATTGGTATAAACAAAATATTATTGTATTTAGAAAATCTGACATTCCTGGTAAAATTCTAGATGTTGTGCATCCGGCAAATTGGAAAGCTCACTATTTGGATAAACTATGAGCAATCATCTAATTTTTGTCGGGGCTGGTGGTCATGCAAAAGATATAATGAGTATTGTAGAGGCCCAAAATCAAAAGTTTAGATATTGGGCTGCTCATTGCTTTATTAGTGACGACCCAAACTATTATAATAATAAATATCAAATATCCGGAACAGTGGATGATTTGCCAACTATAGAAGCATCTATTATGGAAGGCAGATTGATGTTTGCAGGGGATTTGTGGGCGGTTTATTATGTGGTTGCCATTAATGATTCACATATTCGAAAAACAATAACCCACAGAATTAGAGAAAATATGCCAACTCTTAGGGGGGTGACATTAGTTCATCCAACAGCTTGCTTATCTCGCGATATTAATGAATCACAATTTGTAGATGTAGTGATAGGACCAAATGTAACAATGACTGGTGGAGTTCGAATAGGTGCTGGAACTCATATTAATTCGTGTGTATCTATTAATCAAAGTTCTATAATCGGAGATTTTGTTACCATAGGTCCTGGCGCTAGAATTTGTGGAGATGTAACTATTGAAGATGAAGTGCAAATAGGTGCTGGAGCTATTATTATTAATACCAAAACAGTTGGTGCTGGAGCTATTGTTGGGGCGGGGGCAGTAGTTATTGACAACATTCCCCCTGGCGAAACTGTAGCTGGAGTACCCGCTCGGAGTATACATTAATGTTTATTGTTCCTTGTAAATTTGATGCTGCGCATCCATATATTTTTGAATGTGTCAAAAATATTAGAGATAACCATCCAAAGGAGAAAATAGTTGTGGTTGATAGCAATTCTGAAGATTTATCTTATAAGGACTATATTGAAAAAAAATATGGCGCAGAAACTATTGTAGCTAAAAATATTAATTATGGTACCAATGCGTTTTATATAGCTTATTCTAAAAATTCTTGTGAAAATTATTATTATTGCTTATATGATTCTCTTATAGTTTATGATAATCTTTATGATTTACAAAAATATAATGTTACGGCAATTAGATATTTTCGTACACCTCCCACCGGATGGGGATATGACAAGGATGGAATAAGCTTGAAAGATTGGGCACAGGAAGAATTTGTTCGTTTCCAAATGGGACCCATTCCGGAAGGATTCTTTGGTATAATGGGACCAATGTTCGTAGCCAGTAATGAAGTTATGGGAAGGCTAGAAATGAGTGGTATATTTTCTATAAAGCCTACCGACAAATATCAGCTATGTGCTATGGAAAGAATGTATGGCATAGTGCTAGAAAACATGGGGCATGATTTTTGGACCCACTCCCTTCAGGGGGAGATGGGAGATTTTTTTGATAATTATGAAAGTTCGAGGGTGAAAAAAATTAATGCAGCAAGAATGTAAGCTTATTGTTTTTGATCTTGATGGTGTTTTAGTTGAGGCTAAAGATTTACATTTTCTTGCTCTTAATATGGCATTAGGCGATATAGATAAAGAATTTATTATCAGTGAAGAAGAACATCTTCTTAAATATGATGGTTTGCCAACCATAAAGAAAATGGAGAAATTAGTTGAAATAGCTGGATTTCCTAAAAGCAAAGTGAAGTTGGTAGCTGAGAAAAAACAGCTTTATACAAAAAAATTAATTAAACAAAATATTAAGCCTAATTCTCAAATATCCAATACATTATCATTTTTAAAAAAGGAAGGCTATACTGTGGCTGTTGCATCTAATTCCCTGTGGGCATCTATACAGCAAATGTTGACCGCTGCCGATCTTTTGAAACATGTAGATTATATTTTAGGAAATGACAATGTGAAACATCCAAAGCCAAATCCGGAAATCTATCTAAAATGTATGATAGAATTCGGGGTGGGGCCACAGGAGACTTTGATTGTAGAGGATTCTGAGGTAGGTAGAAAGGCCGCTGCGGCGTCGGGAGCAAGAGTGTGTCCAGTTAATGCCCTGGAAGATGTTAGTAGAGATTATATTATGTCTTATATTGAAGATATTAAAATTAAACCACCAAAATGGAGGGACAATAAATTGAATATATTAATACCTATGGCTGGAGAAGGCAGTAGATTTGCCAAGGTTGGATATACTTTTCCAAAGCCATTAATAGACATCAATGGTAAGCCTATGATTCAAGTTGTTGTAGAAAATTTAAATATTGATGCTAGATATATTTTTATAGTTAAAAAAGAGCATTATAACAAATATAATTTAAAGCAGGTTCTTAATCTGATTGCCCCTGGGTGTGAGATTGTAATATTAGATTTTCCAACAGATGGTGCAGCCATAACAACTTTAGCTGCCGAAAAATTAATTGATAATGACAATCCATTATTAATTGCCAATTCAGATCAATATTTGGAGTGGGACAGCTCTAATTTTATGTATGCCGCAACGTCTTCTAAATGTGATGGTTATATTCCTGTTTTTGAAGCAACACATCCAAAGTGGAGTTTTGTTAAACTAAATGAAAAGGGGTTGGTTATCAAGGTTGCCGAAAAGAGTCCTATTTCTAATTTAGCAACCGCTGGACTATATTATTGGAAGCGAGGAAGTGACTATGTTAAATATACCTATAAAATGACAGATAAAGATATCAAAACAAATGGGGAATTTTATATAGCTCCAGTTTATAATGAGGCAATAGCCGAACATCAAAAAATAGGAGCATATCATTTTGATAAAATGTGGGGGTTAGGAACTCCAGAAGATTTGCAATATTTTTTGCAAAATTTTTCTAAAAGACAATAAAAATGATTACAGAAAATAATAAATATACAAAAATGCAACGGGATGAATATAATAGAGATGCACATATAATGAAAATAGATAATCATTCTATTCATAATAATAATCCAGATTATTGGAACATTCTTTTGAAACCAATTTTAGATGATCTAAATAAATGGGAAGACAAAGTATCTTTAGATTTTGGGTGTGGAACTGGTAGAAATATTCACAATCTTTTGCAAGCGGCAAAATGGGAACAAGTTGATGGTGTAGATATAAGTGCAAACAATATTTCTTGGGCAGAGACTATTTTATGTGAACAGGGGCACGATAGAAGTAAATATGAATTATATATTAACGACGGAGTAACTCTTCCAATGAAAGACGAAAAATATGATTTTGTTATGTCTACTATTGTATTTCAACATATATGTGTCTATGAAATTAGGAAAAATCTTTTGAAAGAAATATATCGTGTTTTAAAATATGGAGGACTTTTTAGTTTTCAAATGGGATTTGGTATAGGACATCCAAGTACACAACATTATTATGAAAATTATTATGATGCTATAGGGACCAATAGTCAAATGGATGTCAGGGTAGAAGACCCAGAACAAATAATTAATGATTTATCAGATATGGGATTTAAAAGAAGTAAATATATTATTTCCAATTCATGGTCGGATAGTCATCTAGAATGGATATTTGTTGAGGCATTTAAATGATTGCTTATATTTTCTATGTGCATAATACCATGACCCTTTTCCAAATAGAGATGGCAATCAAAAGTATAGACAAATCAAAAGATATATCTGGAGATTTATGGCTACATAATTCATCTGATGAGTTTTCTGAATCTGAAATATTGGAGAAACTAGATATAGTCAAAGGTCGTTTTAATCAAATAAGATGGATAAATAACAAAGATAGTTCGGTGGCTGGTGATATTTCCAATCAGATTAATGTTATTGATGGATATGATCAATATTTTTGTCATAAGGCAGATTTTTATTTAAGTCCATTTTCATTTACCAATAGTATTAATAAGCTTCAAAGCTCTGCAGTAGATCCAATGTATATAAATTTCTGTAAATTTGATTTAAGGGAGAACTTTAATTATGATATAATTGGAAAAATATCAAATTTAGCTTTTGATAAAATTTTAGACAAAAAATGGGCATGTGATATGACTGACAGTATGCCAGAAGATTTTGGTATTCACTATGAGGCCATGGGTTATAGGGGGGTGGATGGAGTTATGCATTCATATAATGAAAAAGCTAGAGAAAAGCTAATTGTAAGTACATATTGGGAACAATCTTCTGTAGATTTAAATAAATTGAATGGGATAAATATGCTATATGGAATAAAAGATATTTATGCGTTTCATATATTCCACGAAATTCCGGGTGGCCGTATAGCGGATGTAAAAAATATAGAAGGATATAGGTTTTAATGACACAAAAAGTATATGCAATTTCTATGGTAAGAGATGAGAAAGATATTATTAAATATAGTATTAATTATTTAATGTCACAAAATATAGATGGTATGATTATAGCTGATAATATGTCAGAAGATGGTACGCAATTTATTTTGTCTAGATTGCAAGAAAAATGGGGAGATATGCTAACTATTGTTCAAGACAATGAGCCTGCATATTATCAATCCCAAAAAATGACAGACTTGGCCCATTTGGTTCATAAAGATTTCGGGGCAGAATGGATTATCCCATTTGATGCCGATGAATTTTGGTACTCTAAGCATGGCAAAATAGGCCCTGTATTAAAGAATACAGAAGAAGATGTTGTGATTGCACCAGTATGGCATATGGTTTTAAAAAATTCTGATGATATGAATTTGCCACCACAAGCAAGGATGAATTATAGAAGGGAACAACCAGAACAATTTCCGGTCGTAGCATTTAGATATAATTCTGATATCATTATTCATCAAGGCAATCATGATGTTGATCATGCCGGGGCCAGAATTCATGGTACAATAGAAGTAAAACATTATCAATATAGATCATTTTCGCAGTTTGTACATAAAGTTAGAAATGGTGCTGAAGCATATAATGCCACAGATTTACCATATGGACAAGGCCAACATTGGAGAGAGTATAGTGCTATGTCAGATGAAGACTTACAAAAGGAGTGGGATCAAATGAGCAATGAAGTTAATCTTGTATATGATCCATTGAGCTATGTGGGTAATTAAATAATGTATAGTGACGAACTATCTGAGGCTAGGTGGACACCCCCTAGTGATTTTTGTAAAAATCCCCAATACTGGCATTCTGATGATAATGAATCTACGGAGCATGAAGTGACGGCGCTTGTGGCGGCTTTTATTGTGGGGCTTCAACCGGAGTTTGTATTGGAAACGGGCACAGCTTTTGGCCAAACAGCCTTTGCTATTGGTAAAGCTCTTCAGCAAAATGGGCATGGCGCTTGTGTATCAATAGACACAGATGGTGGACGATTAGATTTGGCTGTTAGTAGATGTCTGGGCTTACCTGTAAGTTTTTGGGGAGGCAATGCCCTAGATTATAAACCTTCAGAATTAATAGATTTTGCATGGGTGGACACAGGTGGCAATAGGGCCGTTGAGCTAGAAACTATGCATAAATTTTGTAATAAAGGTGCTATTGTAGGTATACATGATACTGGTCCGCAACATTTGGTGCGGGTGAGTTTGGAGCCTATTTTTAATCAAGGATTATATAGGCCAATCTTTTTAAGAACGCCAAGGGGCGTATGTTTTGCTGAGGTCCTATGAAATATGTTGGTATAGTGATGCCCACGTTGACACAGTTTGAATTAGGGCTTAAAGCTTTACAATCTGTGGTGACCAAACATCGTTGGACGCCATTTATAATTCCCAATTGGGAAAAGAGGATGGCCGTTACAGTCAGTTGGAATTTGGGAATAAATCAAGCTATTAGAAAAGGAGCAGATTATATATTGGTAGTAAATGATGATATTTTATTTAGTCCGTGGACAATAGATGGTCTTGTCAGTTATTTTGAATCAGCGGATGATTCCATAGCAATAGTAACTGGACACAATGTGCGTGGGCAAATAGAAAATCCAGATGATATATTCTCATGGCCTTGTCCAGAGTTTCCCAATGTTGATGAAGAACACCCAGATTTTGCATGCTTTATGATTAAACCATCTACGATAGAAAACATAGGAAATTTTGACGAGAATTTTACACCGGCTTATTTTGAAGATAATGATTATCATCGAAGAATAAATTTATTGGGATATAAAGCTAGATTTACAGCATCTGCCCCATATTATCATTATGGTTCCAGGACACAAAATAACGATTCTAATATTCCGGTTGTCCCCCCCTTTGCTTTTGAATTAAATAGAGCATATTACATTAATAAATGGCAAGGAGATGTAGGGTCGGAAACGGCATTACATCCATATGGAAATGAAAGTTTGTCTCCTAAGCACTGGATAGATGAAAATGGCAACTTGCATTAGAATAGAGGGCAGAAAGTTTTGATATTTTTTTTATCAATTCTGCCATGACCTCTAGGCGCTGGTAAAAAATTTTCAATGTTCCTAGGGAGCGTAGCTGGCTTTCGTGGGGCTGGATTGGTACAATAGAGATGTTGAACTTAGGGACCACTAGACGGCTACCCTTATTTATTTTTTCACTTTTTTAGAATGGAGCAATGTGGGATCTGATCATTTATCTTTTCATCTTAGCGATGAATTTGTTAATAAATATAAAAACGTAAAGCCTAGTTGGGGATTTCCTATAGGCGCTAATAATAGTTTAGGTGAGTTAACCTATATTACTAAGTACGCTCGCATTAAAGATAATGGGCAGAAAGAACGCTGGTTTGAGTGTACCAGGCGGGTCATTGAAGGAATGTATTCTATTCTTAAAGATCATTGCATAGAAAATAAAACTCCATGGAATCATCCCAAAGCACAGCGAAGTGCTGAAGATGCTTTTGATAGAATGTTTAATTTTAAATGGACACCCCCTGGACGGGGGTTATGGATGATGGGTACAAAATTTATAAGTGAACACTTATCTGCTAGTTTACAAAATTGTGGGTTTCAATCCACCCAGCACTTGGGAGTGAGGAATCCTACCAGACCTTTTGTACGTCTTATGGAAATGTCTATGCTTGGTATTGGTGTGGGCTTTGATACTCAGGGTGCAGGAAAATTGGCAATCTACAGTCCCAACGCAGATAAAGTGGAAACCATAGTGATAGAAGATTCAAGGGAGGGGTGGTGTGAATCTGTAGATAGATTATTGCAATCATATTTATTGCCTCATCAAAATGCAGTAGAATTTAATTATTCTTTAATTCGTAAGGGTGGTTCTCCCATTAAGGGATTTGGAGGTATAGCTGCCGGGCCAGAGCCATTAATAGCTTTGCACCAAAGGCTTTCATTATTGCTTGATAATAGAAACTCTGAAAAAATAACATCTACTGATATAGTAGATATCATGAATATGATTGGGTTGTGTGTTGTGTCTGGAAATGTTCGACGCTCTGCTGAGTTGGCTCTTGGGGATGCAGATGACAAAGATTTTTTGACCCTTAAGGATTGGCGAATTAATCCAGAAAGGATGGGGCCATCTGGTTGGGGGCATTTATCAAATAATTCTATTTTTGCACACTCTGGTGAGAATTATAATCATTTGATTGAATCAATAGTGCTTAATGGAGAACCTGGATTAATTTATATGGACATAACTAGGGGGTATGGAAGATTGATAGACCCCAAAAATAATAAAGACTATAGAGTGGCAGGAGTAAATCCTTGTGCCGAACAGAGTTTAGAGGATCAAGAATTATGCACCTTGGTAGAAACTTATCCTATTAAGCATGAATCATTGGAAGATTATTTGGCAACCATTAAAGTTGCATATTTATATGGCAAGGCAGTTACTATGTTGCCTACTCATTGGCCAGAGACTAATGAAGTAATGACTAGAAATAGAAGAATTGGAACGTCAATGTCGGGAATCGTACAATTTGCAGAAAGATATGGATGGGAACAACTTCGTAAATGGTCGGATACTGCTTATGCAGAGATAAATCGGCGGGATCAAAAATACTCCGAATGGCTAGGCGTCAGAGAGTCTATTAAGACCACCACAATCAAGCCTAGCGGTACTGTGTCGCTATTGGCGGGAGTTACTCCTGGTGTTCATTGGCCGGTGGCAGCCGATTATTATATTAGGCGGCAAAGATTTTCTAAGCATGATGGTGCTGTTCCAGTTTTTATTGATGCTGGTTATCATGTAGAGCCAGATGCCGTGGATGATGAAAATACAGTAGTGATAGAGTTTCCTACAATTGGACCTTCGGTTAGGTCAGAAAAAGATGTATCGGTATGGGAGAAGGTGGCTTTGGCTGTATTGATGCAAAGACATTGGGCTGACAATGCTGTTTCAGCTACGTTCACCTTTAGAGAAGATGAGCATAGTGAGATTGAAGCTGTATTGAGAGCTTTTGCTGGACAGCTAAAATCTGTATCATTTCTTCCTATATATGATGGGGGCGCATATAAGCAAATGCCATATGAGCCTATTGAAGAAGATGTGTATAGAACTATGATAGAGGGTCTAAAGCCTATTGATTGGAAAAGGTTATATAGGTCAGGAGTAGAGGCCGAGGGAGAGAAATTTTGCACAAATGATACTTGTCTAATATAATGAATATATGGATAAAGGGATATTATGCAAATAGGAACTTATCGAGGGGTTGAATGCGATGAGGCTTTTGATATTTCACCAGCCCCCTCCAAATTTGCTACATATATTTATTGCGATGAGTGTCGAGAAGTGCATATTTTTTTATTAGAGGGCCATATCGAGATAGAGAATTAGTTTTAATATAAAAAGTGTGCTATAATAATTCATATGTCGGCACTAAAAGGCGTTAAGCGTGATCATGTCATTGAATCATCCTACGGGGTTTGCCTTTGGGACATAGAAGGCAAATATTTGTCTGATGGTGATGGATATCTTTCTTTGGAGGGGTTTGTGGGAGACGTAAAGGTGGAAGAAAAAATGCGCGCAGCGGCATATTATTGGTTGGAAGAAAATAAAGGACATCCTAAATGGATTCCAGGGGTTAGGAAAATTTCAGACATAGAATGGAAAGAGCAACAAGATAGATTAGTAAATGGTCTAATTCCAGATCCTTTAGAAGAAATTAAATTAGCCGCACAGCGTAGGCAGGGGAAATTATAGAATGCCACATACTGCAGAATTAGTAGAAGAAAATTTGATTACTGATAATGATACTGTTGTATATCTAAATGATATTGATATAGAAATGTTGCATGATGATATGGAAGCAGTTTCGAATGATCCTTTTTTAAAAATTAACAAATCTAGCCTTAGTCGTAAAAGTAAAGCCAAGTGGTCTAGATTACAAAAAAAGCTAGAAGGTACTGGCGGTGCCGAAACAAAGTATGTAGATCCAGAGGCAGTAACGGCATATGCTATTTTTGATTTAGCGGTTCCTCCTTTTGATCTAGACGCTCTGGCCGCACTGTTTGAAGAAAATGCTATTTTGCAAGCCGCTGTTACTGCTAGAGCAATGAACACGGTTGGATTGGGATTTTCTTGGGCTCCAAATATTAAGGCTCAAAAGCAAACTGAAAAATCTTCTTTGTCTGCCATGAAAGCCGATAAGACTAGGACTTTTCATCAGAAGCATATGGAAGGTCTATATGAAATGTTTGAAGGATTTAATGATGAAGAAACTATGGTGGAAACATTAATTAAAGTTTGGACAGACACTTTGGTATTGGGAAATGGATATTTAGAAATTGGTAGACAGCGTAATGGTAAGGTAGGATATGTAGGCCATATTCCTGGTCATTTGATGAGAATCAGAAAAGCGCGTGATGGTTTTGTACAAAGTGCCAATCAGACAAATATATTTTTTAGAAATTTGGGAGATGCGGAAACACCAGATCCAATTAATGATGATGATAGTCCCAATGAAGTTATTAATTTTAAAATGTATTCACCCAGAAATTCATATTATGGAGTGCCACCTAGCGTTTCTGCATTATCTGCTTTAGTGGGTGATAAATTTGCACAAGAGTATAATATTGATTACTTTGAAAATAAGGCCATACCTAGATATGCCATTATTTTGAAGGGGTTCAAATTATCAGAGAAAAGCAAAAAAGAATTAATTAGCTATTTTAGAAATGAGCTTAAGGGAAAAAGCCATGGAACATTGGTAGTTCCAATACCAGCCACTATCGGAAGCAATACGCAGACTGATGTAAGATTTGAAAAACTTGAAGCTGGTTCACAAGATTCGTCTTTTGATAAATACAGAAAAGCCAATAGAGATGAGATTGTAGTTGCATATCGTGTTCCCCCAACTAAAATTGCTATTTTTGAAAGTGCCAACTTGGCGATTGCTAGAGACGCAGATAAAACTTTTAAGACCCAGGTGGTGGGGCCTGATCAACATACAATTGAGAGGAAACTGGATAGGGTTGTTAGGGAGTTCTCAGATTTGTTTACATTTAAATTAAATCAATTAGATATTGTTGATGAGGATATTCAATCTAGAATTAATGATAGATATTTGAGAACAGAGGTAATCACTCCAAATGAGGCTAGACAGTCTATCAATAAGCCACCTATTGATGGAGGCGATGCGGTATTGCCGTATCCCGTTAAAGCTAAAATGGAAGCAGATAAAAACAATGTCTCTAGTCCTGGGGCACCTATCGGTAATGCGAATTCAGCGGCTACCAATCCGCCCAAATCGGGGGAAGACAATAAAACTATACCTAGCGATAAGGATGTAGTTGGTGAAAACGCGGTAGATGGGCAAGTTCAAGACTCTAAAGGGGTTAGAGAAAAAGAATAGATGTTATAATATAATATAACATTGAGATGGGAGAAATATGGAAGGCGATATTATAGCTTCTGGCGTAGTTACTACTGGTAATTCTGTCACTATAACAGATAGATCGTTTTTATGGATGGTTGCTATTCATACTGCAGTTGTTACTACAGTAATTTTTAATGACAGATATACGGTGACTATACCAGCAGCGTTGAATGAATTTGTAACGGTACCTGGAAATTATCAAAAAATAACAGTTTCTGGGGCTCAGGTTGATTATATAGTTATTGGATAAAATTGCATTGATATGGTTTAGATGATATGATATAATAAATATGCCAATACAGCCATGTAGTAAAGAGGGAAAGCCTGGATATCAATATGGTGATAGTGGCATATGTTATACTGACAAAGATGCTAGAGCAAAAGCAGAAGCCCAGCGTCAAGCTATATTGGCTAGTGGCTATAAGGAGAATAAAGTGGCGGGAGCACCTTTACTTTTAAATTTTCCAATTCAAAAGGTAGATAAAAAGCAAAGAGTGATTACTGGAGTTGCTACAGCAGATAATGTTGATCCAGAGGGCGATAAGATTGATTTCAATGCTTCAATACAAGCTTTTGGAGATTGGGTTGGCAATATAAGAGAAATGCATGAGCCAAAAGCCGTTGGTAAAGCCATGAATTATAAACAAGTTAGCGTACCATATGAAGGTGATATCTATAATGGTATAGAAGTTAAAGCACATATTTCAAAAGGTGCCGAGGATACTTGGCAGAAAATTTTGGATGGAACGCTAACTGGTTTTTCTGTTGGTGGAAAAATTTTAGATAAAACTCATTATTTTGATGAGGATAAAAATCAACCAATTCGCATTATTAGAAAATATGAGTTGGGGGAATTAAGTTTGGTGGACAATCCGGGCAACCCTGCCGCTCGAATCAATTTAGTAAAAAGAGCAGGAGATGGAACTCTTCAATGGGTTTTAAGGAAGGATTATGCACTATATATTTCCAGAAAAGAGCAGGATGTATATGTTGATCCTACACAAGATAAGATAGACGCAAATGATTTAGTTTTGGTGGGTACAGTAAATGAATTGGGTGCAGATATAGTAGAAAAAGTTATAACAAGCACCTTGGTCACTAACCCTGCTATGGAGGTTAAAAATACTATGGATAATTTGCAAAATAATGATGAAACTGATATTGTTGCCAATATGGATCTTACTCCAGAGCAGCAGGATGGTGTCATTACAAAGTTTAAGAGTGTACTATTTGGTAATAGTACTGCGGGGTCATATACAACATCTTCAGGATTAATACCGAATATTAATATTTATAATCATCCAGATCCGGTCGAAAAGGCCGCTTCTGCTGTTTTGGAAGTAGAAGAAGATTCCATTGTGTCAGAAGATGCAATGGACGATGGAGGTACAGAAGTGGATATCGAACAGATAACGGAAGTCCTCAGCTCGCTTCTTGATGAAAAGTTGACTAAGGTTAAGAGTGAAATCTCTGAAGACTTGGACACTAAGATTGAAGAGAAAGTGGAAGAAATTCAGAAGTCTGTTTCGGACATTTCTGAAAAAGTTGAGGCAACCGAAAGTTCGCTTGAAGAAGTGAATGATAAAGTTGAGCAAGTTGAGAAATCTGGAGCGATTAAGAAGTCAGTCGATGCAACAGATGAAGATGACACTCTTGAGAAGAGTGTTGAAACGGAGTCTTTCTGGGGTAACAAGTTTGTCCCCAAAGAGGTTATTGAAGCTTGTGGCTATAGTTCATAAGCAGGAGGTTATTATTTAAAATGGGTAATAAAGAATTATTAGAAAAAGTAGTAAGCACGTCGCAAATCGGTGCTGGTGGCGGGGGTCTTTTAAATGCAAAGCAGGCTAACAAATTCCTAGATTTTGTTGTTAATCAGTCTGTTCTTGTTGCAGACACTCGTTTTGTTCGTATGAATGAGCCAACGCAGGATATTGATAAAGTCAATATTGGTGCTAGGATTATGCGTAAGGCAACTGAGGCTATTGATGATGGCGTCAATGCTGACCCTACATTTTCAAAGATTAGTTTAACAACCGTTAAGCTTCGTTTGGACTGGGAGCTTTCTAGTGAAGGCTTGGAAGACAATATTGAGGGAGACTCTTTGGAGGATCATGTTGCTTCGTTAATGGCTCGTCAAACAGCTAATGACTTAGAAGATTTGGTGATTCATGGAGATACAACTTCAACCAATTCATTGCTAAAGGCTCTTGATGGCTACAGAAAACTTGCGCGAGCAAATGCGCGTGTTGTTGATGCCGCTGGAGCGAATCTAACCAGATCTACATTTGACAAGGCTCTTAGGAGTCTGCCAAATAAGTATCTGCAACGTAGAAGTCAACTTAAGTGGTACACTAGCTCTAGTTTAGTTCAGGACTACATTTGGTCATTAACATTGACTGGAACTGCCGGTATTATTGATGGTACTGGCGCTCCGTCACCTGGATCAACATTGGGTGATCTGATCGTTAATGCTGGATCAGGTGCTGCCTCTGGTGGGGCAACTGGCAATACAGGCATACGTCCGTTTGGTATTCCTCTATGGGAGATTCCTCTTATGGAAGAGACTGAAGCTGGTACATATTCTGCTGCTGCTGGTAATCACGGAGTTTTGGAGCTGACATTCCCGCAAAATAGAATTATTGGGGTGCAGCGTGAAATTACAGTTTATCGTGAGTTTAAGCCGAAGAAGGATACAATCGAATATACACAATTTATGAGAGTTGCTGCACAGATTGAGCATGCCGATGCATATGTGCATGTGCGTAATGTTAAGGTTAGAGCTACTTAAAAAATTGTTAATTTAATTGAATGAAGGCAAAAGCCCCCTTTATGGGGGCTTTTGTGTTATAATATATTAATGATGCAATCTGCCGTTGATATAATGAACATAAAGCAGAATATAGATAGTATAAAGGAAGTGCCATGTGTTGTACCATTAAATATGGATGATAGAGTTGTTCTACATATGCATACAGGATGTGGATATAGTACAGCAAATGGTGTTATTTTTTCTGAAAAACATCCATTTCAATTGGTATATGCATCAGAAGCTACTGTTTTATTAGAAACTAATCGTTTTTGTATAGCAGAAAGAGAAGACGTAAAGGCGTTTTATAATTTATAAATGATATAATGGTACTATGGCTAATATTCAAAACTATGTTGAACGAAACAATTCTTATATATCGAATTTGACATTTGCGGGGGCCGACGCTGATCAAATTATCGGTGTATACCAGGTATATATATCAGCTATGCATGAATGGGGCACACCTACATTTGAGCATTCTCAGCTATATAAAGAATCAGGAGTCGGTGATACTGTTATTGTTGTAGATGATGGAACGGATTTTGCAGCCAACGATCATATAGTGTTATGGAGTGGTAATATTGAATATGCCACCATATTTAGTAAGAATGGGAATGAGCTTACTTTACTTGTTCCTCTTGTATATTCTCATTCTATTAATTCATTTGTTTCAAAAGAACGATTAGCAACGAGAACAAGTGCTAATAATTATACATACACTATATCGGCTGCAAATTTATATTCATCTGGGGCGTATAAGATTAAGTGGCGATATATTCAATCTACAATTTCTAAAACTGTAGATCAAAGCATAAATGTTTATCAACCTTATATTTCTCAACAAGAATTTTTCACTATTTATACTGAATTGTCTAATGACTTTGATACAAAGTTTAGTCATTTTGAAAGATTGGCAAGAGATATAATCAATACTATATGTGGGCAAAGTTTTGATTATTATGAAAATAAAATTTTATCCTTTGATGGTACAGGAAAAGATAAGTTATATTTGTATACTAGAATAGAAGATATTTTAGAAGCAACATTATTGCCAAATACTGATATAACAGAAATAGTTCGTGTAGATACTTCTTCATCCTTTTTTATTGTGATACCAGATGATTGGAATATGGATTCTATTTATTCAATAAGAGGCAATTGGGGATGGTCTATAGTTCCTAGAAATATCACAGAAGCTGCAGGTATATTAGTAGCTGATTTGATGAATGATGACTCAGCCTATCCTCAACATCATGTTGCTGAAGTTTATTATGATACACATAGGTTAAGATTTGATGATTCTGCATTCTTTGGCAGTGGTAATCTAGAAGTTGATACTCTATTAATGGATTATATAATATTTACTATGGAGATGATATAAATGTATACTGTTTTAAGGCATAGGGCAGATATTTATAATAAAACTGCAGTTGTATCTGCTTCTGGACAAAAGAAGCCCAATTGGAGTCTAGGCTTTTCAGATATACAATGTCATTTTATCCCAAGAAGAGCCACAGTTAGATTGCAGCCTACTTATGACGAGACAGAGCATGTGACATTGTTTTTTCAATCTACAGCGCCAGTTGACTATGGCAAGAGAATATATAATGTTAAAGATAAATTTGGTAATATCATTGAAGCTGGACCTATGGAAATTGTGGCTGTTTTGAAGCACCCTGGGTACACCGGCAAAATACGTCATATTTTTGTAACGGCGAAGAGGGTAATAGAATGAAAGGCAGTGTTAAGAATATACAAGGCCCCCAGAAATTAGCACATAAAATACATATGAAAAAAGCCATGTTTAGGGCTGATATAGCTACAGCGGCGGTGACGGCTCAAATGGCAATTAGGCAGGGGCTGCATGCCATATTGGGAAGTGGGGCTGAACATTTTGCAGTATTGAATCGTGGAAATCAATTTGGCAATACCATTGTAGTAAGTGCGATAGACGATGTGGGCACCTATATTTACTATGGAACTGCCCCCCATCAGATATATCGTAAAAATGCTCGGGCGTTGGGGTCTATGGAAAGACAATTTGGCCCAGTTGATAGTGTTTCACATCCGGGCACACCGGCGAGAGGACCAGAAATAGATGCTGAGGTACGATATGTCTTGGCTAAAGTTCTGATGATATTTAAATAATGGCTATCTATATTTATGATATTAACAATATAATCAAAACAGATACAACTTTGAAGACATTGGCTGGTGATGTGACTACAAATGTTGTTATGTACCCTACAGTTGGGTATGAGGATACTGAGCCTCCATTTATATTATATTGGTTTTTTCCTGGCATAATGGAAAAAGAGCTTTATTTTGTGCGAGTAGATCAAATTCAATATACAATATATGATACAGATTCAGATAGATGTTATAACATGGGACAAAGGGTGATAGATATAATGAACAAGGGGGACTCTATAGCTGGAACTATCCCATCATCAATTGGGCGGGCCTTATGGTCGTTTCTTATCAGGGCCAGGCAAGATAGCCCCATCCAGAGAGAAGGATTTTATGCCTATGAACTTTTATTCGAGGTCGGGTATGTTCCCCTATAGTTGCTTTATAAGCGAGATTAGGATAATATAAAGGGGAAGGCCAATGGATATGGCAATAACATATATTGGAAAAAGTCCAGGATTTGTAGCCAAAATTGGCAACAAGATTTATGATTTCGAGTGGCAAAAATCACTAGGGATTGGTAATAGAATAAATGAGGTAGATCCGAAACATTCTGTCATTTTATCAAAATGGCGGGACCGAATGGGACGTAAAATGTTTGTTTTGGAATAGGAGGATTTTAAATGGCAGTTACATTTACAAGTATTTTAGTAGGTGAAGGTACGATTTTTGTAGGCACAACGGCTGGTAATGCAGTAGATGTGGGATCAACACAAGATGGAGTCTCAATCTCTTGGGAGCCTAGCATGGTTGATATTGAAATTGACCAGTTTGGTGATGCCGCAAGAGTGGTGCAATCAAGAGTTAAAGTTATGGCAAAAACGACGTTGGCGGAAGCCACTTTGGTTAACTTGGCTTTAGGTTGGGGATACGCAACAGGCGTAACCGCAACCCAACCAGGTTTGCAGACGGGTGGACTTATTTTCAACTTTGGTTTGCATGGTGTTTATCCAGAAGAGAAATACATGAAGATTGTGGGTAATGCCCCCGGTTCTACGGCCACCATTATTAAGACAAGAACATATGAGAATAATCGAGTGGTTCAGTATGGTTCTTCTGAGCATTCATTGCAAAGAGCCGACAATGTGAAAATTCCGGTAGAGTTTAGAATCTTGCCCCAAGTATCTGCGACGGGTAAAGAGTACGGAACAATCACAGATCAACCCTAATAGTTTGGTCTAATATAAAGATTTGTGGTAATATATACTATATGCGCACAAAATAGAAAACCCCGAATCCCTAGTATCCAAAGTGATGCTGGGGTTTTCGGGGTTTCTAGCCATAAAAATAAAAAAACATAAGGAGTGAGTTTAATGCCAAAGACATTAAGGCCAGGAGTTAAGATTATATTTGAGGACGGGGATACTAGAGAAGTTAAGCCTTTAACTATCAAGCAACTAAGAAGATTTGTTGTTGCTATTGAAGGTTTGGACACTGAAAAGGCTAATCTAAGCTCAGAAGATATTGATAGAATGACTGAAGCTGTTTCTATTGCTTTGGAGAAAGCTGATCCAGAATTATCTCAGGACAGAGAAAGGCTGGAGGATGTTTTAACTATCCAGCTATTTAATGAGATTTTGGCAGCAGCTATGGGCGCAGACCCAAACGCGTTAGCGGCAGCGACGACGGAGGTATAGCTTTTGATGATCTGCCTTTAGTAGATTATGAAAAAGAAGTTTTTGCGGAATGTGGAGCTTGGAAGAATTTTGATGAGCTAGAAGATTTTTTGACATTAGAAGAATTGATGGCATTGTATGATATATCTTCTGAGCGACAAATGAGATTGGCGAGAATAATTGCAGGATCAATGGGTGCTGAATTGGATGAGACGGGATCAAGCCAAAATGTAGTAAAGGATGGCGCAGATCTTGCTGGCTTGCCAATCGGTATAGGTTATACAAAAGGATAGCTTATGGCTGAAAAAGAAGTTTCTACTATAGAACTTAAGGGCGTAATGACCGGCATAGAATCTATGACGGGGGCTCTTAAGGAAATACAAAAGGAACTTAAGAGTGTAGCCACAGCTATGACTAAAGTTTCTGGCGATTTTTCAAAATTTAGTCAAACAATGGGAAAAGTTGTCAAAGCTGGCAAAGAAAATATTGATTCTCTTAAGAAGCAAGAGAAGGCTCATGAAAAAGCAGCAAAGAAGGCTCAAGAGCATGCCAAGATAGAGCTTACCGCTGCCCAAAAAGTCAATGCGGCTTGGGCGCAATTTTCGCAAGAAAAGGCCCCGCCTAGAAAAAAAGAGAATGAGCGAATATTAGAAAAGAATACTCTTAGGGGATTCCAGAGGGGCATGAAAGAAATAATGCCCAGCGCCGATTCTAAAACATTGTCGGGAGCTATTTCTAACTGGAAGAGTTTTAATAAGGTTGTAGATAGTGTTGCTCTGAGTGGTATAGCAACTAAACAGTCTTTAGACGGGCTAAATACAGGCGTGGGCATGGGGGATTTCAAGCGGGGTATAACTAATGCTGAAAAATTCCGTTTAAAGATGGATAATTTAGGGACCGTGACTAAGGCGTATGGCCAGCATATGCGTGGCCTAGGTACACAGATGCAATGGACCGGTCGTCAAATGATGGTTGGTATGGCATTACCTATTGCTTTGCTTGGCATGAAAACTGTCACAACATTTACTTCAATCAATACAGAATTTACTAGAATGAGAAAGGTTTTAGATAAAGACGTTACTCCTAAAGTTTTTGAAAGATTGAAGCAAGAGGCTATGGATGTAGGTACAATTTATGGAAATACTACAAAAGATACTGGCAAGATATTTGCTGACCTAGCAGCACAGGGTATTCCTACTGATCAACTTAAAGGCTTTACAGATGAAATATTAAGAATATCAGCACTTGGCGATATAGACACTTCAGCCGCTAATGAATTTTTCAGAATCGTAAAGTCTACGTTCGTACAGTCTCCACATTGGGAAGGGGACAAGCTTGTTGAGGGCACAGAAGATTTGGGACAGGCACTAGCTGAAACTAAAGATATTATGAATCAATTCAATGCTATTGAAAATGCAACAGCATTGAATTTGAAAGATATGGCAGAGGCATTCCCAGAAGTTGCCAATGCTGCTAACCTATTTGGCTTAAGTGCTGCAGAAACTGCTGCTGTTCTGGCTGGTATGTATAGTCAGGGTATTGACGCCGTTGAAGCTGCACATTCATTAAAGTTTGTTCTAGGTAGAATAGTTGATCCTACAGATACGGCTGCAAAAGCGTTTCAAGAATTAACTGGTGGTTTTGATCTTAATACATTGGCTCGGGGCAGAAAGGGATTAGAGCAACTTGCAGATATAATTTTAAAGTTGGGTCCAAAAGCTCAGATGAAATTGTTGGGCGATATTGGTGGCTTAAGACAAGCCAACAGGGTTATTGTCGCTTTAAGAGAAATTAGGCAAGGTGCTGAACAAATTCCTAGAGCTTTGAAGGCAATGGCCGCTGGGAAAACCATGTCAGAGGCTACATCTGGAATGAACGACTATAGTAAGGCTACTATAGCTGCTGCTCAAGATACAAGCATTTTGGCTGCCAAGGCGGGAGAAGAAGTTGATATTGTTATTGATTCTCCAGAAGTACAATTTAAGAGATTGCAAAATCAATTTCAAAACTTTTTATATAATATTGGTTCTCTTATTATGCCTGCAGTTATTTCTACATTAATTAAATTTATAAAGATGTTAGATAGAATTCAAAAGCTTCCAGATCCTATCAAAAAGTTTATTGCTGGATTTATTGCAGCATTGGCAGTATTAGGACCATTGGTTTATGTAATAGGACAACTTAGCATTGGATTTGGAGTTTTAACACTTTTTACTGGAAAATTAATCCCATCTTTAAAGGCTTTTGCGGGTGGTGCTGAATTAGCGGCTGGTAAGGTTGCTTTAGTAGGTAATGAAGCTAAAATATTAGGCTCTCGCAATCCATTTAAAAGATTTTTTGCCATATGGCAAGGTGAAACTAATAGTACCACCCTAGCCATTGGACGTTTAGAAACAATCCTTAAAACTCAAACCGCGACAATGACAGAAGCTGCGGCTGGCACTAGTGTTTTAGGCGCTGCTCAAAATAAAGCAACAGCAGATGCTATTGCTTTGGCAGCTGCCAATCAAGCAGTAACAGATTCGGTTGTTTTTGACCCAAGGATGGGTTCCAATCGTAGCAAAGCAACAGGGCAATTGGTGGGTCCAGTTCCTGCCCCTTCAGTTCCGCGATCGCGTGATGCAACAACGGGTAGGTTTATTAAATCTGAAGCCAAACAAATTGAAGCCGCGACCGCGCAAGGAATAAAGAGTGGGGCAAGCAAAGCGGCTAGAGGTGGTGGTATAAAGTCTTTATTCTCAAATATATTAAGTCTAGCGACATTTTCCGGATTGTCGGCAGGTATGGGTAAAGCCTTTAGTAAATTTAAGGGGCTCTTTAGTAAGGGGCCTCTCGCTGCAGCAGAAACGAAGGCTTTTTCTATTTCGTCAATTTTCACAAAAATGGGGGCTAGTCTTAAGGGTTTGTTTGGTGGTGGTGCTGCCTCTGGTGCTGGTGGGGGTGGAGCATTAGCGGGTTTCTTTGGCTCTAATCCTGTTGGATGGATTTTGGCCATAATTGCTGTTATTTTAATACTTATTCCTGTTTTTGCGAAATTAACAGGCCATTGGGATGATTTCTATAGAGGAATGAAAAACGGTATAGACAGAATCAAAGAGGCTTTTAGCACTTTTGGAGCTAGAATCAAACCGGCGTTGGACGCATTGGGAGACGCATTTCAAAAAATCAAGGACGCCTTTGGGACGATAGGGCGTGCTATATCTGCGGCATTTGCTCCTTTATTTGAGGGGAGCAATGATCCCAAAAGGCCAGCGGATAATGCCAAAACGGCATGGGAAGAAACAGGGCGAGTTTATGGGGATATTGCTACAGGCATAGCTAATGTAATTACATGGACGGCTAATGTTGTTGGTGCAGCTATAGAAGTAATAGCATTGGCGATAGAAATTATTGCTGTTGCTATTAGGGCAACAGCCCCGCTTTTTGGATTTTGGGCTAGAGTATTTGCCAATACTTTTGGTTTTATAGTGTCACTACTGACAGGCCATTGGGCTAACGCTTGGGCATATTTTGTTCGTATTATGGCAGCCTATTTGGCTCCAGTAATAGCTATAGCGGAATTTATAGTGGATGCTATTTTTATGATTCCAAGAGCTGTAGCCGCTATGTTCAGAGGAATGGGTGGATTACCAATAGTAGGTAAATGGTTTAGGCAATTGGGAGACTCTATACCAACAGAAGCTATCAAAAAATTCCAGCAGTTTAGTTTAAATTCTTGGTTAGATAAAAATCTTCCTAAGCCAGGGGCCATTTTTGATTTTGGGGGATTTGGTGATTTTGAGATACCGCACATAAAGCCTGAACCACCAGGTCAGCCAAAAGAAGATGGTCGTGGTGTTGGTCAAGATTTTGGAGAAGGTGTTGGTGAAGGAGCGGCAGATGAATTAGCCAAGCAGGGGACAAGCATTTTTGATAATTTCTTATCGGCCCTAAAGAGCAGATTAGATAAAAATATTAATGCCATGAAAGACTCTGTGGTGAATGCACTAAAGAAGAGTCATGAAGCACATTTGAAAGTGTTCGATGAACAAATTAAAAGCATAGAGAAAGTAGAAAAAGCTGAAGAAAAATTGCGTAAAACACAAGAGTATATCCAAAAACGTAAAGAAATGATAGATCAGCAATCTTTGGACGCCGAAAATTATAGAAGGAATAGGGCTCTTGCAATATACGAAGGTCGTACCGATGATGCCAGAATGCTTGATCTTGAGTTTAGAAAAACCACAAAAGATGGTACTAAAGCATTGGTTGAATTAGATAGAGATAGGGCTAGAGCTTTATTAGATGACGAAAGAGAGGCAGAAAAAGAAAGAATCAATATTAGAAAAGAAGCTGCCGCCCAGCGTTATCAAATTGAAGAAGACGCATTAAAGAAGAGCTTAGATCTTCTCACAGAATACACACCTAGAACTTTAGGTGAAATGCAAAATATGATAGATGGTGTTAATGAACTTTTAAGGAAATATGGATTAAAGACACTTAAGGGAGGATTCGCAACTGCGTTTGGCGCATATAAATTAGCTGTAAAGGAAACTAAGGTTGACTTAGATAATGAATTTTTCTGGTCTGGAGAAGATGCGAGAGCGGCATGGCTTGCTGGATTTGCAGGAGTACCATTAGCTACACTTCTTAAGCCATTATTTGATGCTGCCGCTGCTGCTGGTGGAGGCGCTGGTGGAGATGTTGGTGGGGCCGACATAGGTGGAGGTGGCGCTGGTGCTGGTGGACTGGAGGAGATCCCAGAAACAAAGATGCCGAAGATGCCCGACTTCAAGCTAAAGCTACCTGATTTTACGGGTATAGGGAAAGAGATTGCCGCTAAGCTTGGATTAGCAATTATTGGAGGAATTATTGGATTTATGGTGGGTGGTCCTGTTGGCGCAGCGATTGGTGCATTCATTGGACTTATATTAATAGATTTAGGTAAAGCTTCTTGGAAATTAATGCAAGCGGGTTGGCAACTTATACAAGACTTGTGGGATGGAATATTAAGTGCTGCCCCCAAAATTTGGAATTGGTTTAAAGAATTGCCTGGAAAGATAGTAGATTTTATATCAGAGAATGCACCAAAGATTTGGAATTGGTTTAAAGAATTGCCCGGCAAAATAGTGGGGTTCCTGACGAGTTTGCCAGGTAAGCTTGCCTATTGGATAGGTTTTGCTCTAGGTACAGTTGCGAGAATAGTATTGGGTTCAGGTAAAGTATTATATAGAGGTGCTGTAAAATTAGGTAAAGCTCTTTGGAGAGGTATAAAAGAGATTGGACCAAAAATTTGGCATTGGATGAAAGAGGTAGGACCTAAAATATTTAATGCAATTAAAAAAGGTGGAGAAAAATTAATAGCGGCTGGTAAATGGATTATAAAAACATTATTTAATGCTGTAAAAGAAGCTCCTAAAAATCTTGCAAATATTGGTAAATGGGTTGTAGGCGCTTTGTGGGGAGCTATAAAAGCAGCATTCAGCACTGCTGTAAATATTGGTAAATGGATTTTCAATGCAATTAAAAAGGCTGTAAGTGATCCAATCGGAACAGCCAAAGCCATTGGTGGTGCCGGGAAAGATATCGTAATAGCTCTAGTAAATGCTATAAAGAAAAATGCTCCCAAAATTTGGAATTGGTTTAAAAAGTTGCCTAAAAAAGTCGTAAAAACTATTGGAAGCGCATTACAGAACGCATGGGATGCCATTGTTAATGTTGCTGGTAATTTTATTAATGGCTTCTTGGACGGGTTAACCGGAAAAACGGGGACTGATTTAAAGCCTTGGCTAAAGGAATTGCCAGGTAAAATTATACGTTGGCTAGGCGATGTAGCTTTATGGTTGGTAGACACAGGTTGGAAGTTGATAAAAGGTCTATTCAATGGTATTAAAAACTTTGTTACTGAAAAGCTTCTACCATGGATGGGTAAGCTTAACCAGAAGCTTGGCAAAGCCATTAGGAAAGGGGCAAAGGCTTTAGTGGGTGTTGGTGGGTGGATACTCAAGCAAATAAGAAAGGGTGTAACGGAGTGGCTTCCCAATATACTAAAGTGGTTTGTTTCCTTACCAGGAAAAATGGCAAGGAGCATTAGACAAAGCATACAGAAACTTAAGACTGTAGGTGGATGGATTTTACGCAAAATAAGGGATGGGATAAAAGACTGGGCTAGAAATTTGTGGGAATGGTTTACAGGTTTACCGGGTATAATCAGAAATGCAATAGGTTGGGCAAAGCAGAAATTTATAGATGTAGGTAAAGCTATAGGTAATTGGATTAAGGATGGTATAAAGGAAACAGCATGGGATATAATAGGTGGAGGGGACCGGGGGATTAATCCGCTTAAATGGCAAAATTGGGTTCCTGGAATTCCTTACACATCCAAAGGGGGGCCAGTTTCTGCAAATGAACTTAGGGTTGTAGGAGAAGAGGGTCCAGAATTCTTTATACCCAATATTAATGGACGGGTATTATCTAATCCAGATAGTAAAGCTTTGATGTCTAAAATGACCCAAGTACAAAAATATAATGCACCTAAAGCTATTGGCAATATGAAATTCTATGGACCAGAAGAAAGAATGGCTGCACATCAGGGTGCAGGCCAGAGTGGTGGAGATAATGTCAATATATATGTTGATACATTTATAGGACAAAGAGAATGGTTTGATAAAATGTTGAAAGACTATAATATAATGGTTTCCCCGCATAAACAACGGGCGAGGGGCTCTATTAATAGATCTATAAGTTCATATACAGATAATAACGTTAGGTATAGGGAGTAATCATGGCACTAAGTCAATTAATCACCATTGGTGGTACTATATTTACAGATCAAGGTAGAACTTTCTCTGAGGACAGAGACGAGAGAGCTGTAATGGTAGAATTAGCTAGTGGTAAATTGAAAAAATATATTAAGGCCGAAAAAAGAAAATTTACTGTTGCATGGACTTGGTTACCACTAACGGCGTCTGCTACTTCTGATGGGAAGGAAGCTAGAACGGCGTTGAGAACTATATGCTATAATGGGGCAACCACTACTCTGGCAGTAAAAAATAGTGTGGGCGGTTCAGAACAATATACAGTGTTTGTCTCAGACTATAGTGAAAGCATTATACAAAGAGATCCTATAAATGGAAATATATTTTTTGATATTAAAGTAGAACTTTTGGAGCAATAATGCAAAGTATCGCCCCCGCAACCACAACGGCCATTAATGCCTCTAGTCAAGTTGTCCTGCCCCGAGTCAGAGCAGAGTGGGTTAGTGGTAGATATGTTACTACATTAAGAACATTCACTAGTGCAGATAGATATGTAAATAAAACATTAGAAATGGACCCACAGGTATATTGGAGATTAAATGAACTTCAATATCAGGCTCAAGTAGTTGCTGATGTTCCGATTAGTTATTGGAAGTTGGATGAAACTTGGACTAATCCATTAGGTAGTCAAAACTTTGATACCGATATTCTTAATTGGGTTGCTCAAACTAACTGCACAGTAACTAGGCAAACTACCCCTACCCCTCAGAGTGGATCGGGCCTTTTGAGAATAGCCCAGACTGGTACAGGGAATACTCAAATTTGTAGTTGTGCTGATACTGTGGCTGCAACCGTACAAGCTAGTGGTTTTCCAGTTGTTGCTGGAAGAAAATATACTGCATCGGCTTGGATTTCGAGAGCCTCTGGTACAGGTAGAGTTTGTACTATGTATATGCGTTGGTTCAATAGCGCCGGGACATTTTTATCCGAAAGTACTGTAGAGTCACTTACTTCTACTACAGCTTGGCAATATTTAACTGGAGGGGGATTTCCTGCTTCTCCTAATCTCGGGGTTGCCGATACGGCCCCTGCTAGTGCTACTTATATGACTATTAGAATAATAGTGACAGGACAAGCTGAACATCACTATGTTGATAGTTTTTTTGTAGCCACAGCAGACATGGTAGACACTATGGGATTCCAGAATGGATTTTATAGGACTACTGATGGAATTACGAGTGGTTATACTTTAAATCAGGCATCTACATTAGAAGCAGGGACTAGCGTTAATTTTAATGGATCAACTGGATGGGCGTCTGTTCCAAATCATTCTGAATATTCAGGAACTTTTTCCGTAGAGGC